GGGCCTGCCTTACGAACTGCTGCTCAAGGATTTTTCCAAAACCAATTATTCCAGCGCCCGGGCCGCGCTCCTGGAAGCCCGGCGCTGGTTCACGTTTTTGCGGGCCTGGTTCGCCGCGGCCTTCTGTCAGCCCGTTTGGGACCTGGTGTTGGAGGAGGCCTATCTGCGGGGGCAGTTCGCCGCGCCGGATTTTTATGCCCAGCGGGCGGAACTGTGCCGGGTTCAGTGGATCGGCGGCGGCTGGGGCTGGGTGGACCCGGTGAAAGAGGTGCAGTCCTCCATTGATGCCATCAATGCCGGGCTGTCCACCCACGCCAAAGAGATTGCCGGCCAGGGCGAGGATTGGGAAGAAACCTTTGACCAGTTGGTGCGGGAACAAAAGTATGCCCAGGCCCTGAACCTGAGTTTTACCGCGCCGGCCCCCAAGGTCCCCGGCGCCGCGCCGGAAGGAGGAGAAGATGCCCAAACCCAGTAAGGGAGAGAGCAAGCAGGATTTTTTAAAACGCTGCACCGGGGAGTTGGTGGGCAAGGAAGATAAGAGTTCCGACCAGGCGTATGCCGTGTGTAACGGTCTGTGGGATGATGCCCATTCCCAGCGGGCCGCTCTGTGCCTGGCCGCGCCCCTGGAACTGGCGCCGCCGGATCAACCGGAAGGTCCGGCGGGATTTATGATCACCGCCTACACCGGCCAAATCATTGATCGGGGCTGGTATGGCAAGCTCATTATCGACACCGGGGGCATTAAGACCAAAGCCAAGATGCCGGTGCTCCGGGAGCATCAACGGGATCGGGTGGTGGGCGTGGGGGTCAAGGCCTGGAAAGACAATCATCGCCTGTTTATTCGGGGAGAATATAGCGGAGTGACTTCCGACAGCCAGGAAGTGCGGCAGCTGGCGGAAGAAGGGTTCCCCTGGCAGGCGTCCGTTGGGGTGTGGCCCAAGAAAATCAAAGTGCTGGATTCGGACAAGGAGACCGTCAAAATCAATGGCCAGACCCTGACCGGGCCACTGGAAATCTGGCTGGAAAGCGAAGTCCGGGAAGTGTCATTCGCAGCCCTGGGGGCTGACGATGAAACTGCGGCCATCAATTTTGCGGAAGGTGAACGGGTGAAAGTGCAAATTGAACGGGGGCAACCCCAGAAACATAAGGAGGGGCAGGATATGCCGATCACATTAGTGCAGTTGGAAACGGAGGCCCCCGAGCTGCTAAAGGAAATCCGGGATCAGGCTCGGGAAGAAGGCGCCGCCGCCGGGGACCAGCTCCGGGCCGCGGGGCGGGACGCGGAGCGGGCCCGGGTGGTGGAAATCCTGGAGGCCGCGGGGCTCCAGGGCCTGCTGTTCCAGGTGGTCCAGGACGGCAGCGAACCCAAGGAGGCCCTGAAACTTTTTTTGAAAGAGCATGACCGGGTGAAGGCCGAAGCCCTCAAGGCCATGGAGGCCGCGGCCCCGGCGCCGGTGGGGACGGACCCGCCCAAGATCGAGACCGCGGCGGAAGAAGACCAGAATCTGCCCATCGAAACCCGGGCCAAGGCGGAGTGGGACAAGGATGCCAAACTCCGGGGTGAATTCAAAAGTTTGGAAACTTACCTGGCCTTCCGCAAGGCGGAAGACGACGGCCGGGTCAAGATTAAATCCAAGTAAAGGGGGAAATTACCCATGGCACTTAGCAAGAACACTCCTATCAAAGAGGTCCTGGGGGATTTCGCGGATTTCCCCCTGTACCAGGCCATTCATGCCTATGAAGGGTCCATGATCTTTAATCGGGCTGACGGCTACGCCACCAATGTGGCGGGCGGGCTGGTCTTTTTGGGCCATGCCGACGCGGAGGCGGACAACACTTCCGGGGCCAGCGCGGCCAAAAACGTCCGGGTGCGCCGGGGCACTTACCGGCTGCAGGTAGCCTTGTCCGGCGTGGCTCTCACCGACCAGGGCAAGGACGTTTACGCCAGCGACGACGCCACCCTGACTCTGACTTCCTCCGGCAATTCCCGGGTGGGCCGGGTGGTGCGCTACGTCTCCTCCGGGATCTGCATCGTGGAATTCCAGAGCGGCGTGGGCGGCGATGTGGCCAACCACGAACACACCGCGGGCACCGACGGCGGCCCCCTCACTTCGCCCCGGGTCATCACCGGGATCAACGACACCAACGGCAACGAACTGCTCAAGGTGACGGCCACGGGCAGCGCCATCAACGAGTTCACCCTGGCCAACGCCGCGGCGGGCAGCGGCCCGTCGCTGACGGCCACCGGCGGCGACACCAACATCCCGGCCACCCTGGCGGGTAAAGGCACCGGCGCGGTGATTTTGGGCCAGGCCACTTCCATCGGGGTAAAGCTGGCCGCGGACCAGCCCATCCTGGATTCCAGCGAAAACGAGCTGATTAAGTTCGTGAAGGCCACGACTGCGGTGAACGAACTCACCATCAACAACGCGGCCACCGGCGCCGGCCCGATCCTGGAAGCCACCGGCGAAACCAACGTGCCCATCACCCTCCGGGGCAAGGGCACCGGCAAGGTGGTGTTGGGCCAGGCGACTTCCATCGGCGTGCAGCTGGTGGCGGACCAGCCCATCCTGGATTCCAGCGAAAACGAGTTGATTAAGTTCACCAAGGCGGCCACCGCGGTGAACGAAATCACCGTGGCCAATGCGGCCACCGGCAACGCGCCGTCCATCAAGGCCACCGGTGAAACCAACGTGGGCCTGACCATCGCCCCGAAGGGCATCGGAATTTTGACCCTGTGCGACGCGATAACGCAAAAACTGGCCTTTTTTGGGGCCGCGGGATCGGTGCAATTGTCCCATATCGCCAACAGTTCCGGCGATGACGCCACTGCGGTCAACGCCATCCTGGTGGTGCTGGAAACTTTCGGCCTGGTGGCCTCATCCTAATAAACCCGCTTCAGGCGAGAGGAGAAATAAATCATGGGCGTGGAAAAACTGGGACTTTCCAGCCGGGCCATTATCGGCCGGTTTTACGAGACCCTGGAGGCGGGATTTGCCGGCTCCTGGGCCTCCCGGGTAGGGATGCTGTTTTCTTCGGACCAGGAGAGCGAAACCTACAAATGGCTGGGCATGAGCCCGGCTCTGCGGGAATGGGTGGACGGCCGCCAGGCCAAGGGGCTGCGGTCCAACGGCATCACCATCGAAAACAAGGAGTTCGAGGCCACTCTGGCCATCGCCCTCAAAGATCTGCGCCGGGACAAGACCGGCCAGATCCTGCTGCGGGTGGACGAGATGGCGGATCGGGCCAACATGCACTGGGAGGATCTGCTCACCACCCTGATCCTCGCCGGGGAAAGCGGGCTCTGCTATGACGCGGCTGCATATTTCTCCGCCAGCCACAGCGAAGGCGATTCCGGCGCCCAGAGCAATCTGGTCACCGCCAGCGAAGTGCCGGCCCTGAACGTGGGCACCGCCACCGCGCCCACCGCGGCGGAGATGGCCGACGCCATCATGGGGGTCATCGGGTATTTTTACGGCTACCTGGACGACCAGGGCAAGCCCATCAACGGCCAGGCCCGGAATTTTCTGGTGATGGTGCCGGTGCTCACCACCTGGTGGGCCGCGGCCATGACCGCGGTGAGCGCCAACCTGCTCAACAAGGCAGCGGGCTCCCTGGACAACCCCATGCAGGCCATTCTCAACCGGGGGTTCAACGTGGAGGTGGTGGCCAATCCCAGCATCAATGCCTGGACCACCAGCTTTGGGGTGTTCCGCACCGACGGCCGGGCCCGGCCCTTCATCCTCCAGGAGGAGGAGCCCTTGTCCATTGACGTGCAGGCCGAAGGCTCCGCGGAGGAATTCAACAACAACCGGCATCTGTACGGGGTCAAAAAGTCCGGTAATGTGGGCTACGGCCTGTGGCAGCACGCCATCAAGGCGACCTTGTCATAAACATAACTGGTGTTAGTGGTTAGTTCTCAGTTCTTGCTAACAACTAACCACTAACAACTTTTTAACTGGAGTTATCCATGACCCTGCGGACCGACATCGCCACTGACCTGGACGACAGCCTGTTCGATCCGGACGGGCTGGCGGTGTCGGTGCTTTATAAGGCCGGTGGATCCGGGGCCGGGGGAGATCCCGGCCCTGATTCTCCATGGCGAGAATCCCGGCGAGGACCTGGTCAGCTCGCGCCAGGGGGCGGGGACGCGCTACCTCCGGGCGGAAATCACCGCCACCGTCAAAGTTGCGGACGTGGTAACGGTGGGACTCAACCGGGACACCCTGACCCTGGACGGCCAGGTCTGGACGGTGCGCCGGGTTGTGGAAGGCAACGGCTTTATCTGGCGGCTGGCGTGTGACCGGCAGGTGCGGGCAGGTTAAAAAGATTGTTTTCTGTTTTCGGTTTTCTGTTTTCTGTGAAAAGCAGAAACCAGGGAGTAGGAAGCAGTAATCAGTAAACAGTAATCAGTAATCAGTAAAAACAGCAAACAGAAAACAGGCTTCTAAGGCTTTTACAGAAAACAGAAAACGGAAAACAGAAAACAGGGAGTAGAAAGCAGTAATCAGTAAACAGTAATCAGTAAACAGTAAAAACAGCAAACAGAAAACAGGCTTCTAAGGCTTTTACAGAAAACAGAAAACGGAAAACAGAAAACAGGCTTCTAAGGCTTTTACAGAAAACAGAAAACGGAAAACAGAAAACAGGCTTCTAAGATGCTTGATACCATCATCAAAATCCACGACCAGGCCACGCAGCAGGCCAAGGAGGCCATGGCCCGGTCCGCCAAGGAGCATTCCCGGGCTACCGGGTCCGCAGGGTATCATCTGCGTTTGGCGGTGCGCACCGGGATGCAGCGGGAGGCCCCGGGCGGCGAGGCCTGGCCCGCCGGGTCTCCCTGGCTGCAATTCGGCAGCAGCTTGCTGGGCCGCGCCCGGGCCGCCCAACGGCGGCAGGCAAAGCGCAAACGCGCTCCCAAGAATCCATCTCCTTTGTATGGAACCAAAAACCGTACCGCCCTTAAAAAATTGGCCGGCGCGGTGCGCTATGAAAAGCACGTCAGCGGCAGCCCGGAGTCCGGCGGCACTACCCTGGTGCGCATCGGTTTTCTCACCTTTAGGGTGGCTGAGTTGGCCGCGTACCATGCCTCCGGGCCGCATACCATTGGCGTGAGCCCCCGGATGCGCCGCTTGATCTTTGCGGTGGGCCTGGGGATTCGCAAATCCTCCATCACCATCCCCCGGCGGCGCCACGTGGAGCCGGTGCAGGAGAAAAACCGGTCCCGGATTACGGAGTTCATCCGCCTGCGCACCCTGGCGGCCCTGGCCCGGGAGAATCCTGACAGCGTCTCCCCGAGGTTTTATTAAAAGACAGTGGTTAGTGGTTAGTGGTTAGTAAAAGCAAAAACAACTAAGAACTAACAACTAAGAACTAACAACTATTAACTGAGGTTTTCTAATGCTCACCTGTAACTCCATCGGCCAGGCCATTAAAGTCGCCTTGCGGGATTCCGCGGCCATCCTGGCCGAGTGCGATACGCTATTTGACCGGCCTCACGCGGTGTTTTTCGGGGCTTCGGGCCAGGAAGCCGCGGGCCCAGAATATTTTCCGGTCTTCACCGTGGTCCCCTGGGGCAAGGAGAGGGGAGAGGACGAAGACCGGCGGCTGTTCACCTTTAGCCTGGTTTTGGAATTGGAGGACGCCACCATCACTGACGCCACCACCGGCGACGGGGTGCTTACCCGGGAATTTCGTGGCGCGGCCACCCTGGAAACTTTGCTGGATCTGGCCCTAACGGAAATCCTAAACATCAGCCCGGACCTGTTTTTGGAGGGCCTGAGCTTTTCCTTCAATCCCGTTGAGTTTTTTCCGGTCATGGTGGGCGAGATCTCTTTGGTTATTTCGTTTCCGGCCCTTATCGGGGGATTCGAGCCAACATTGTAGAACAGTTGTTAGTTGTTAGTTATTAGTTGTTAGTAAAAATAAGAAAATATTAACTAAGAACTAAGAACTAACAACTATTAACTGTAGTTAATGGAGGTAAAAACCATGCCTAACGCCGCCGGCGGAGCATCCCAGGTGGTGATTGCTTTTGAATCCACCTATGACACCGACCCCACTCCAGTGGCCGGGATCTTGATGCCGTTCAATTATCCTTTCGATCTGGCGGCCAACCGCACCTTGAGCCCGCCGGACAACACCCACATGAGCCGCCGGGACGGGGCCATGCCTTTTGACGGCGACATTGACGTCAAGGGCGGCGCGTCCGCGCCCCTGGACCTCATTGCCATGGGTTATTGGCTCCGGGCCCTGATGGGCGCGCCGGTGACCACCGCTCCGGC